GAACGCCGCGAACGCCAGCCAGCAGAGGAGGTAGGTCATTTGCCCTCCTTCGCCGCGTCGAGGGCGGTGTATAACACGGTCAATTTATCGGCCAGTTTCCCTAAGTCCTGTACTTCTCGTGTTGTGTTAATCGGGAATGGATGCCCGGACGATGCCCTTAATTTTAGTTCATCAGCGAATACACCCTCTGCCGCCGACGCCACCTTCTCCAGCAGGGCGATACGGGCTTCGTGAGGACATGACGCATCTGTGAGGGCAAGATGTATTTTCCCTATTACCTCCTTATCCTCTATTCTGATTTCATTGTAGGAGTAATTAAGTAGCAGATTTATTGCCCATTTTACTTTGCACACTTGTTCCTTCCACTTCTCCGCCTCTGCGCGGAGGGCGGCTTCGCGGGTGAGGGCGGCGCGGAGTTCCGCGTCGAGGCGATGCAATTCGGCGGCAATCTTAGGTGCTTGCGCCACGTATTCAGCGATCAATTTTTCAGCGTCAGTCATCACTTCCCCTCCTTCGCCCTGCGGCGGAGTTCGGCACGGATACCATCGGGCGACGATACGTTGGCATCACATTGGACACACTAATGGTTGTCGTTCCCATTGTTCCCGTCATGGAAACACTTTAGTTCATACTCAAACGCTTGATTCTCCTCCCGCAGCCGCTTGATCTCCTCCTCCTTCTCCGCGAGGGAGGAACGGAGGGCGGAGTTCTCCGTCATCGCCTTCTCAAGTGAATTACCGAAACTACGGACTACTTCCGCTTGGCGTTCATTCTTGTCGCGGATGGAGGCGCAGGAGGGGCAGGGTTTAATTAGTTCGGCTATCAACGGATCATATCCTCCCTCTTGGGCCATTTCACCCCTCCTTCCACTTTGCGATGGCGGCGCGGAACTCTGCGCGACTTATTATGGAATCGTACCGGAGCATTGCCTCCGCCTTCTCCGCCACTTCCCGCAGGGCCGACAGTTCACGGGCGGCGGCCTTGAGGATTGACGGCTTAATAATCCCGCTGCCTTCTTCGACCTTACGATTGAGAACCTTCCGTTCTTCATCCGTCATCCGGGTCATCTCTTCCCCCTAATGGCGGCGGCTATTTCTTCGTAAGCGTTACCCTCGAACAGAACCTCCTCTGACCACTCTTGTATGTTGCATTGACCTTGTTCCGCCACCTTCGCGCAGTCCTCCCGCACGGCGCGGACGAGGGCGGTGATGCGCTTCAATAGCCACTTTTCCGTAGATGATTGTATCTTCATATCTTCCCGGATGTCCTTCCTCAACGCCTTCTCCTCTTTCAGCATCTCCCCTCCGTTCTATTCTCGCTTGGTGCCGTCAAGGTGACTCGGTTATCGGCGTTTCCACTTCGTTAGCGGCGGGGGCAGGATTGGATACCTGCCGTTTGGGATCGCATAGCATCAACAAGACTGGCCCACCATGCCGCCTCTCCGCTATGTCCGTTCCCTCCCGCGTGGAGGGACGCCCCGCCGGGGGCTATCCTGCGATGTACTTCTTCAGGGCCATGACGATCAGGCACCCGACATACCCGACCCCGACCAAGATGGCGATGTACACCGCGATCGCCAATGCTCCTATCCCGTAAAGATACTTCGGTGTGGTCATGTGTCCTCCCTGATTCGTAGTATGGAACCGTGGCCCGTATGATCTTCGGTGGCTCCTCGCAACTGCTCACGGTGTACGGATCGACAAACAATGCTATAAAAAAAAGGCCGGGGAAGCCATCCCCCGGCCCAATTCCACTTTTCCTCCAAGAACCGCGTCTGCCGCGTTCCCGCTTCCGGGTAATGGGGAAGTATACCCCCCGGCTCAAGAAGCGATCCTGCGGACGTTTCTGGCTTCTCAAGTTCGGATTTCAATGGTATCCGCAGGTGCCGCCACGTCCCGCTTCCCTGTTTTGCCTCCGATGCCTGTTCTTGACGGATTTTTCCCCATCCGGTACGGGTGCAACGGACACTCGTCCGACGGACAGGTGCGGACAAGTTTCGGGATCATCCCGACGCATGAAAGACAGAAGGCGCGGATTGACTTGACAGGAGACTTCATCGCCTCGCGCTCCTCATTTTTTCTTCCTCTGCACCGAGAGTTCGTTCGTGTTCACAGGGTCGGGTACAAACTCGATCATGACCGGGGACTCATCGGCCTTCGGTTCGTTGCTGCGGAAGATCGTGAGGTATCCGACCGCCCTCTCCCCGTCGCTGAGATGTACCCGGAACTCGTTGCCGGGAAACGACACCGCCACGATCTTCTCCGGGGCGTTCTGATTCCCTCCCCATACCTCCACCTTCATGTTCAAATCCATCGCCCACCTCTTCGTCAGATTTTCGTGACCTCGTACCCGTTGCAGGATGCGATCACTTCCGCGTTTCCGAAAACCTTTGTCCTCAACTCGACCATGCGAACGGCTCCGTGCTGCCCCCTCCTCGCGACCGGCCCGCGCCGAAAAACCGCGAACTGGCCCTGCTTGTGGATGATCGCGGCGGGGATCTGCTTTGCGTTGAACCACTCATACCATTCGGAGCAGTCTGATTCCCGCCCCGTCCAGTAGGTGAACTGAAGCCCATAGTCTTTTTGTCCCATGACTCCCCCTTCTCTCGGATGATGCCGGGAGGAGGGGCAGATTCTCCCCTTCTCCCGGCTCGTAATCTCCCCGGCAGGCGGCGCAGGATGCCACCTACTGGCCTACGCCCCCGGCCCCCGGCCTCGTCCATTGGAGCCGGGACAGGCCCGCCTACAGCCCCCTCCGTGGAGATGTTATACCAGTCAAAACATCATTAGAACGGGATGTCGTCGTCCGGGGGCGGCGGTTCCTTCGCCTTCCCCGCCTTGCCTGCGGCCTTCTCCGATCCCTTCCCCTCGGGCCTCGCGCCGAGGAACTGCACCTTGTCGGCGACGATCTTGATCCGCGACTTCTTTTCTCCGTCCTTCTCCCACGACTCGTATCGAAGCGCGCCCGCGACGAGGACGTTCCTTCCCTTCGCGAGATTCTCGCCGCATATCTCCGCGAGTTTTCCCCACGCCTCGACGTCGAAGTAGTTGACCCTCTCCTTCCACTCGTCGCCCTGCTTGTACTTTTCATTCACGGCGACACCGAACCCCGCGACTGCGGTTCCGCTTGCGATGAACTTGATCTCGGGATCTCTGGTGAGATTCCCCACGATAATGACGCTGTTGAAGTTTGCCACGTTATTCCTCCTTCGCCTTCGGCGAGTTTTTCCTCGTGATGATGAGTGCGGGCTTCTGATCCGCAAACGCAGAATCGTCCGAAAAATACCTGCCGGAGATGGAGTAGGTCATGAGTCTTCCGCCGAAGTCGATCTGAACCGGGTGAGGCCCGCCGATGACCTTCTTGACCACTCCCTTCCCGTGATACTTCGACTCCACTTCATCTCCCGGAGCGATCTCCGTCAACGGGAACTCGGAAGTTTTGTCCCATTCCTTGAGGGGGACGGGGATCTTCGGCGCGGCCTTTTTAATCGGTGCCTTCTTGGGTTTCTTCGCCATCGAATTACTCCTTGTCCTTGATCGCTTCCTTCGCCGCCGCCGTACCCTTCCTCCCGGCCTTCGCCTTCCCCTCCTTCTCGGGGATCGCGAAGATCGACTCCACCGTCGCGTCGCCTTCCTTGATCGCGGTTGCGTACCCCTTCATCTCCGCGAGTTCGTCGAGGCCGATGTCTTCCGCGCCCTCGATGCCGAGGGTTGCGAATATCTGGTCGGGCGCGACCTTCAGTTTCAGGAAGTGATCAAGCATCGCGTCCCGCTTCGCGGCGAGGGTCTTCGCATCGCCCACCGCCGTCTGCTGAACCTCCTCGTGAATGTCCGACCAGAACGCCTCGGGGATTCCGTCGAAGGTCGCGTTCCTCACGGCGATCGAGCAGGCGGCGTTCGACGTGACCGCGATCATGTCGTCGGAGAACTTGTTCCCCGACTTTGTGGTTATCCGCCGCTTGACCTCGCGCATTTTCGTGACGTTCCTCTCCACGTCGAAGAAGAACCCCTGCGCGGTGACGAACCGATCATCCTCGGAGATGACCCGAGATCCGGCGCGGCAGTTTCCCCATGCCGAGGCGAGGATCTCCGCGAAGCGAACGGACGGCCCCTTGATCGTCTTCTTCTCGTATGCGCCTGTCTCCGCGTTCTTTTCCCGGCGCGGCAGGGCGTAGGTGCAGGAACCCGCGACCTTCTCGTTCAGGGTCGCCATCGTGCGGACTTCCGACCGGAACGTATGGATGGATCGAGGGTACGCCTTCGCCGTGGCGATCTGCATGTCGATCTCTGACTTGACGATCGTTCCGAGGGTTCCGAGATTCACCTGCGGCGCGAGCACGATCTCCGCGCCGACGCTCTCCGCGTCCGTCGTCTCAAAACCTTTCCCCTTCTCGTCGTTCATCCCGTCTCTCCTTCTTCCCCTACCGGGGAGGTTGATGACGCGTTCGATTCAATCGTTCATCCTCATCGTCCGATGAGCGAGGACGGCGGCGATTTGCCTTTGCAGGCGACTGTCGAGCGGGCAAACGAACCCTTTGCCGTTATACATTGACGGCCCATAAATCGCCGTGTCGAATGTTTGCCCGGACGAACTTTTGTAGGAAAGATATTTCGGTTTCCATTTCAAAATTTCAATCGCAAGGGAGTCTTGGTATTTTTGGATGAGGTCTGGTTTGCCTTCGGCGATCGCTGTATCTTCTCCTGCATTACTTATTACGAGGCCGGAAAATAACATCCCGCGATGCTTCCCTATATCTTCTGGACCTGCAAGGTATTTTGACGGGACGATAACTCCGGCTCGCACCATTACGTCATAAACTTTCTGATCGACTTTGTCCCTGTTCAACATATTGTCGAGAGTGTTTTGTTCTCTGCCACGGAGGAGGTTTACAACAAGGACCGACCCTTTCACGTTGGTGCCGAAAAAATACGCGAGATAATACGGTTGAACCTTTTCCCATTCGCAGTTGTGCTGAACGTCTGCAAAAGCAACGGATATTGGTAATTGCACCGGCCAATTCAATAACACTTCCCCAAAATCGCCGACTACGCAGAGTTGACCTTCTTTTCTGAGTTTCGTGGCGATAGATATATTTCTTTCGACAGCGATAAGATTCCGTGAATCGAATCCTCGACGCACCGCCTCCGCTTTGTCATAATTTTCGGGACCGGCAAGGTACAGCACGACAGCGTTTTTCCGATCAGGCACGCGACGGGCGATTTCGTTCCACACCGTCCTGCGCCATTGTGCTTTGTTCCCGAAGCGATAATTCATCCCCTCCCTCCCTGTTCAGCGTGGCGGTTGAAAGTTGAACCGCCGCGATCCTTCCTTGATCGTTGTGAACTCCTTGATCTGCTCGGCCCGCGCCTCGTCGTCCATGCGGGACATGAACGACATCGCCAACGCTTCCCAGTCGATCCGGGGGGAGTCCTTCGACTTCTTCCACGTCGCCTTCCCCGCCGTTGACCAGACGCCCTCGGCCTCGCCGATCATCGCCTTGACCTTGTTCTCCAACTCCTTCTCGATCGCCTCTGCATACCGCGTGGCGACTCGCGCTTCTCCAAGTTGCGCGATGATCGCCGTCTCTTCCTCCGTCGCGTCCCGAAGATCGCTCACGACTCGCGGGTACTTCTTGCCGATCCACTCCGAGCAGGAATCCGATCCGTCCACGGGAGGTTCCTCGTCGCCGAGAACGTGCCGGTTCCAGAACTCGGTCGCCTTCTCGATCATCGCCCGCTCCAGTTCCATGTCGCGCTTCAGCCGGTAGATCCTGAAGTCGCTCATGCCGAACAGTACGGCGAGATCCCACTCGTCGAAGTCGGTGAGTGCCATGTAGGTGGCGCATTGAAAAACGTACTGGATCGGAACCTCGTCGGTTCCGTCGTCGCCCCAGTGCATTTTTTGCGACGGGTCTGCGGTCTTGATCTCGACTCCCTTGCGCTTCCCCTTCACTACGCGATCGGGAGTGCCGACGATGGGAGCCGATGGATGGACAAGTAATCCCTCGACTCGCTCCAACGCCACGCCCTCCCGGTCTGCGTACAGTTGAGCGATCGGGCTTTCCATCAACCGCCCGATCTTGAACCTCTCGTTGTCCTCCTTCTCCGGGGCGATCCCCTTCTTCCTCTGCCACACTCCGTGCGGCCCATCCCACGGCGAGAGGCCGAAGATCGCCGCCATCTCCGACCCGCCGATGCCCGCCTGCCTCGCCTTCAGCCACTCGGCGCGGTTCAATGTGATTTCCCCTTCTGCTCTCCAGCCGTGAACCCGCCGAGGATCGACCGCAGGATGCCATCCAATCCCTCCGGGCCGGTGATGACCACGCGCACTTCCGGCCCCGACTTCTTCTCCTCGCTCTCCTCGATGTCCTTCATGACCGCAAAGAGATTATTCGGCAACCCCTTGATTATGGAATCGTAGGTCGTCCGCGCCGCGATCTTGTCCATATCCGGCTTCTCCATTTCCGGGCTGATCTCGCAGACTTTCGCGATGATGAAGTGGCGAACCTTGTCGGCGAGGGAGAGGATGAAGGACACGGTTTCCTCTGTGATCCTGTCGGCGACCTCCGTGGACTCATTCGCGTGCGCTGCGACCTCGACCGCCGTGTGCTTGAACCCTTCCTCGACGTCTTCTCTCAGGATGTGCGCGGCGGCTGAGATTTTACGGACGCACTCGTATTGCACTTGCGTGACCTTTTGCGAAATATCCTTGAGCATGTAGTAAGTCCTTCCTCCGCGTTGGTCGGATGCGCGGCCCCCGAGTGTGAGATCAATCGCCGATGCAGAAGATCAGGACGATCGCGGCTCCAGCGAGCAGGAGTCCGATCGCGGTGGCGAATACCCTGAGTGCGGTTTCCCACAGCGGGGGTTTCCCCATCGTAGAGTGCTTCCCGTGGTGCGCAGTCCAGACGAATGTGTTGCCCTGCTGGACAAACTTCGGCTTCATGCACTCCGGGCGGTCGTCGATCCTTTTCTCGTCATCCGTGGGAATGTTCATGTGCGTCGCCCTCGTGATGGTGGTGCATCCCGCCGACGTGCTTCTCGACCACCAACTCGCCGCCGACTTCCGATGCGAGCGCGTTCAGTTCCTTCAGGATCTCGGCGGTCGATCCCTTCATGCCTCGCGCATCCACCGAGATCGTTCCGTCGCTGTTGAGGGTGATCTTCATCGAGTTCATCTCACGAACCTCCTGAAAGTTTGTTCCGCCTGCTCGACGGCGGGGAAGATCGGGAACGCCTCACGAAGCATGAACTCCATGTCGTCGATGTCCGACTGCGCCTTCAGCGGAGGAGATGCCTTCTTCATCTCCGCGACTGCGATGTGCAACGCCTTGCTGATGAGGAACCGGCCTCGCGGAGATCCCACGAGTCGCCTCGCGCCTTCGTTGATGGTCATGCTCATCGCTCCCTCCTGTTCACGATCGTCATGGTCGTCCCGTCGCTCTCCGTGATACCGAATCCCCTGCGCTTCGCGAACTCCCTCACGCCGATCTCGGCGTACTTCTTCGCGATGCGGGAGAGGACGCTGGAATCCCCATCGAAGGAGTAAGCGGTTCCCGCCCTGCGGAAACTCATGGAGTTCCCGGTCGGGGAGGTTCCGTAGATGAAGTCGCCGTTGGCCTTCGCGATGATGCCGTGCGCCTTCATCGCGTCGATGATTCGGTTCTTGTCGGTCATCTTCGTCGATACGATGCGGGAATAGCAGGGCATCACTTCACCTCCTTCGCCGCGATCTTCCTACGGCCCACTCCGGTCAGGGATTTTTCCGCATCGGCGACCGCGTCCTCCATCGACTTGTCGATCGCCTTCTTGATCTCGGTCAGGTCGGCGGATGCGCCGCGCACCGTGTACGCGCCGTTCGTCTCGGCCTTCTCGATAACCTCCTTGAAGCGGCGGCATTGATCGGCGAGTTCCTGATCCCCGAGTACGTTCATGTCCTCGATCCTCTGGATGACCTCCCGCGCCGATTCGATCGTCGTCGTCGGGATCTTCCCGGCCTTCGCCACGGCGTTCATTATCGCGCCCACCTTCTCGGTGAACTCGTCGCGGAGTTGCCCTACCATCGACCGGATGATGCCCTTTACGCTTTCCGTTTCGTCCATCGCGGCCTGTGCCGTCGCCGCGCTCTTCGGTGCGCGGATGGCGTAGATGTTCCACCGGATGCCGAACTTCGCCCTTACTTCCTCCGCGCTCGGGTATGCGTCCCTGATGCGGTCGAAGGCGAAGACCGCCGCGACCGAAGTGCGGGCCGCGTCCTGCAACGCCTTCTCGATCGTGGGAAGCATCGCCGCCTTGTTCGCGTCGTATGCTGCCACGAACTTCTCGACCGCCTCATCGAACGATTCCTTGTGGGCGCGGAGCCGCTCGGTGAGATCCTTCATCCTCTGCTCGGGAACGTACCGCGCCCCGCGAACGAACGGGAAGTTGAGGGAGTAGTAATCCACCGTGCGCTTCGCGGCCCGCTCCGCCTTCAGGATCTCTTCAAACGCTTCGGCGGGGATGAGCCGGTGGTTCCCAAGCGATAGAACCTGATGAACCTCGGGCGAATCCTCGATGCCGAGGTCTGCCGCCTTGATCTTGGTGCGGGCGTACCACTTGGAAACGTCGAGGTCGAGAACCGAACCCGTGAGAAATAAATTGTCCCACCCTACCTTTGCCTTTGCCTGCGCCTGCGCCTGTGCAGTCATGACCGTCCTCCTTCCGAGGGGCGTGAGAGGTTATCGAACCCGACGAACTGCGGCCTTCTCCTCCGCGACCGGGGAGGATGCGAAGCGGGCGCGGGTCTTCGCCCACTTCCTGATGTCGTCCACCTTCTCCTTCATCGTCACGGAGAGGGGCGTGGTTTTCTTCGCGGCGTTGACCATGTCCGAGGAGGTGAACTCCCTGCGCTTGTCCGCGAACGCGGTGAACATCGCGGATTTCACCACCTTCTCGATCTCGCTCCCGGTGAATCCGTCCGTCGCGTCGATCATCGCCTGATCGACCGCGATCTTCGTGCGCCCGCGCTTCTTGAGTTGTATCTTGAAGATCGCCTCACGTTCTGTGCGGCTCGGAAGATCGACCGCGAATATCTCGTCCCACCGCCTGATGAGTTCAGGCGGCAGGGAGGTCACATCGTTCGCAGTCGCCACGAGAAACACGGGCCGCTTGCGTTCCTGCATCCATGTGATTATCGTGCCGAACACTCGCTTCGTCACGCCCGAATCGTTCGACCCGGAACCGGACGCGCCCGCAAGCCCCTTGTCGATCTCGTCGATCCACACCACGCAGGGAGCCATCGCCTCGCAGAGTTTCAACGCCTCGCGGGTTCGCGATTCGGATTCCCCTACCAGAGAGTTGAACAGGGAGCCGCAGTCCAACTTTATCGTCGGCACTCCGAAGACCGTGCCGACCGCCTTCGCGGTGAGCGACTTGCCCGTGCCGGGAACCCCGACGAGCATGATGCCCTCGGGGGCGTCGAGCCGGTACGCCTCGGCATCCGGGCCGTAGGAGTCGCGCCGCTCGACCAGATATTCCTTCATCGCATCCAACCCGCCGATGCCATCCAGACCGGCGGGATCTGCGTCGATGATCTCAAGCAGGCCCGACTTCTTCACGCCCTGCACCTTCTCGCGGTAGATCACTTCCGGGGAGAGTTCCCCGGTTTCGACCAGAGAGAGGGCGAGTGCGTTTTCCGCCTCGGGCGTGGAAAGTCCCGAGAGGGCGCGGATGATGGCGGGAGCGTTCCCGTTGAACTTCCTGCCCGCCGACTCCATGATCGCCTCGGCGATGACCTGATAATCTCCGGGAGTCGGGAGGGAATAATCCGCCACGATCATCATCTTCTCCACGGTGAGGTGCGGCTTGAACGTCGGGCCGATCACCACCACCGAAGATCCTGCGCCGGGTGCCCAGTTCAGAAGATCCCGGAAGGCGCGAGTGAGAACGGGGTCGCGATCAAACGGCCACCCTGCGATGTCGCGGAGAATATAGATCGTATCCTTCGTGCGATCCCCGCAGGCCGCGAGGAGGTCGGCGGTATCCGCAACCTCCCTCGGCGATGGGGAAACGAACCGAAGCCCCTCGGTAGCCGACCACGTAGCGACTCCTCTCGGGATCGGTTGTCCTCCCTCGTCCTTCATGCTTTTCGCGGCTTCGATCACGTCGGTGATCGCCCTCTGTTCCTCGGACGTTATGATCGCGATGCCGGGATAACCGGCCTTGAAGTAGTTTCCGAGCGTCTCCCTCATGTTCGTCATGGCTTTCCTCCTTCGACGTTGTGTGTGGGTGGATCGGGCAGCGAAACTTCAAGGCGACGGAACGATCCGGTGAGGTCGGCGTGAAAGTTCACTCCGCGATCTTTCAACGCCCGCCATTGAGCGACCACTTCCTTCGCGCCCTGCTCGATCTGCCGCAGGCGGCGCAACTCTTCGTTGATCTCCATGATCTTCTCGTTCGTGAACGTGACCATCTCACTCCTCCCTTCGGTGAGAGCGCGTGGGCTTGCTTCCTTCGGGGTCGATAATCACTTCCTTGCCCTCCTCGATCAACGCCTGAACGTCCTTGTCGGTCATCAATGCTCCAGCGATGGGCGAGAGGGCGTTTTTCACTCGCACCACCTTGTATCCGTAATGAAACCCTCCGACCATCCGCGCAACGTGCAGGCGGATCAGGATGATCGTTACCTTCGACATGTGGAACCTCCTCCCTGCGTGGGGGAGGGGGCGGGGATCAAACCCCGCCCCCGCGCCGATTACTTTCCGTATGCGATGAACTTCGGGAGGGACTTGGTCAGGCCGAACTTCCCGGCTTCGCGGTACTTCGGGTAGTTCGCGCACCACCTCCACCGTCCGATGGTGTAGAGGGGCGGCGTTCCGGGGACGTTCTCCTTGCCGAGTTCCTTCTGCGCGATCGCGAGGAGTTCCTCGTCCGTCTTCTTCGCCTTCGCGTTCGCGATGATGAGGTCGATCAGGAACTGCGGGCGGGTCTTGCCCGAGACCTTCCCGATGATCTCCGTGCGCCCCTTCTTCTCCTTCTTCACCTTGCCGACCGTGATGATCTTGTCGGGGTCGGCCTTCTTCTCGACCGGCTTGATCGCCTCGGGCTGCTCCTTCCCTGCGGCGACCTTCGCCTTCGCGATGTTCACCTTCAGGATCTTCGTACCTTCCTTCTTCGCCGCTTCGATGATCGCCTCGGACTTCTTCAGCGCGGGCCTCATGTTCTTCTCGGACTCCTTGATCGTCCCGGAGTGGATCGACTGCTTCTTCTCGGTCTTGGTCTTCATCGCGCCCTCCTCGTGGGTGTGATTGGTGGGGTTGGAGGTTTCTGGTTTCCGGGTCGTCGGGATCTCGGTGGCATACGCCCAGTTCTTGTCGCCGTCGATCCACTTGCAAAGGTGCTTGATGATCGCGTGATCGTCCTGCATCGGGTGCGGCTCCTGCCCCGTGATCTCCATGACGTACCGCCGCAGATCCTTCGTGCGGCAGTCGAGGAGCATCGTCTTCAGGTTGGGCGGAGAGATGAGTTCGCGCAACTTCAGGATCGAAAGCCCCGGCGAGAGTGCCGGTGGCCCCTGCGCCTCTGCCGCCATCGGCGGCGGCGCGGCCTTCCCCTTCTTCTTCGGCGCGACCCCGAGGGGGAACATCGCCTTCAACTTCTGCGGCCCGTCATTCCTTGCCATCGCTCCTACCTCCTTGTGGGTGGGTGAGGGTTATCGCTTGCGATCGTCGTAGAAAACCTGCGCGATGCCGCCGAGGGAGATCAAGGCGATTCCCCCGGCGCATCCCGCGACCATCAAGCAGGCCGATTCGATCAGGGTGAAAATAATGGATTCCATCGCGGCCCCCTCAGTCGAACCGAAGGGCGTGCGGCCTCTGCCCTTCCTGCGGGGTCGCCCAGTTCGCGTTCCCGAGGGCGGCGAACTTGGAAACGCTCGCGTGCGCCTCGATCGTCCCGGTGTCGGGGTTGATGAGCGCGATCTCCGCGAACCGGCTCATGGGGTGCGATTCCTCGACGATGTAGAGATTCTTCTTCCCGCGAGTGCCGCCGATGCGGATGATCGGGTTTCCGTGCCGGTTGTTCTCGACTGCCGCCTTGAAACTCTTGTACGCTTTCATGGTGCCCTCCTTGAGAGTGTGAGATTGGAGCAGGAGAAATGCTCCGTGCGGCGCAAGCGAACCGGATGCGGAATCAACCGAGCCGATTCGTTGCGCCGCCCGCAGAATTTCAATCTGCGTGGATTTTATTCTTGAGGATCGTTCGTGCGCCCGCAGGGTTCCCCGCCCTTTCACCGATCCGCGCCGCTTGCGTGGCGGGGATCAGCCGGGGGGTATGCTATTCGATGAGGTGAGGCGAACCCGAACAACCGATGCTCGGGCCTTGCGGGTCGTCGTTTCCGGGTGCAGGGGATAATCGGCCCCTGCGGGACGCTCTGGACTTACGCTCGATCGCCTGCGAAGCGGTGGCGGCGTACCAGAGAAGCAGTCGAGTCGGTTCGGCGATCGAAGGAAGCGGGGCCGATGCGCGGGCCTGCCGCTGCCATCCCTGCGTGGATGGCGTGGGAGATGATCGCCCTCCCGATCGTGAACCCGAACCCCACCGGCTCCGAGGTGCCTTCAATACGTCGCCTCGGCGGGGCGTCGGGGTGGAAATCCTTGTTATGTAGAGGAGTGCGCATTTTTTGATTTCAGTGTAGGCCCACCAAAAGGGCGTTGCAAGCACTAATTTCATTAATGTTTTCAATGAGTTATGTGTTTCCGGCCCATCTCCTTAGATAAAGGTTGATCTGTTTTCATCAACTGGCGGATAATCCTCCCTCGGCCCCCATCGGGCCGATGATTTCCGGCGCGCTGATCGACCAACGCTTCCACCGCAGTATTCGGTGAAGCGAATGAAGGGAGGTGAGGAAATATGGGAACGCATACGTCGAACAAGGTGAAGGTGAAGATGCCTCTGCGCGGCCTGAAGTTCACGAAGGCGCAGAGAGAAGTCGTCATCCGCGCTGGCCTCGGTAATTATTTCCGGCGATGGGAAACCGGAAGGTCGCTACCGACGAAACCGCTCGCGCTCGTCATCGCGTCCCTGACCGGGGTGCCGCTGATCGAGTGCCTCTACGGGAACGCGCCACCGACCGCGAGGGGAGTGCCGAGGGGGAAGGCAGTCAAGAAAAACCCCGAGAGGGAGAAGGGGGAGTGATGTGAGATGACGTCGCCGAAAACAAAAGGTCGGATGCTGAACAAGGGGCTTTCCGATTCAAAAGGTTTCGCCGCCCTCTGTCCAGAGGCGGCGGTTTTGTTCGTAATGATGATCCCTCACCTGTCCTCCCACGGAAAAATGAACGGAGATCCGGGATACATCAAGGGGGAGGTTTGCCCAAGAATCTCGTATTTGACGACCGAGCGGATCTCTGGATACCTCACCGAGATCACCGACCACACGAACGTCAAGTGGTTCCAGCACGACGGAAGGTGGTGGATTCACTCGACAAAGTTCCTCTCAGAGCATCAAAAACTTCCAGCCGATCGACTCGGTCAAGACTCCCTCCCTGCTTATTCAGGATCAACTCACGATCTATTCACGAATAGATCAAGAGTTGATCCTCCTGAAGTAGAAGTAGAAGTAGAAGTAGAAGGTATAAGCGCGATCGGGGCTGTCGCCCCTCCCTCCCTCTGCTCTCCAGACCAGTGCGTAAAATCATGGAACAAAGCAAAAGATCACTTTGCGGAGGGAGATCCAGAGAACTGCATACCGAAGGTTATGACCTTGACTCCGAGGAGGAGGAAAAACTGTGAGGCCCGCATCCGATCCCTGAAGATCGGCCCGGAGAAACTGGACGAGATAATGAACAAAATGCACTCCTGCGACTTCCTCTGCCACAAGAAGCCGGGGAGCAACAACGGTCACTCCGACTGGGTGGCGACCTTCGACTGGGTTTTCGGGAACAAGGATGACGTGATCGTGAAGATCCTCGAAGGGCAGTACGCGAGATGACCACCTTCGGGAACATCTACTTTGAATCGCTGGAGATGTACGCGATCGCAAGAGAGGCGGCAGCGGACGAACTGGCGCGGGAGGACTGCGACGAATATCTCGCGAACTCGTTGGTGGAACTATCGGAGGCGTGTCGGGGATTGTGCGACATCGCGGGCGAGAGGGCGCAGGCCGAGTGATGTGGCCTCATGGGGAGGTTGAGTGGGTCGAGGGAGGTGTTCTTCATATCTCCGTGCCTTTCACATGGTGCCTTCCTCGGGTGCAATCTCGGATCAAGCGAACATTCTTGAAGGTTCGGGTTGGCGGGCCTGCGGTGCGACTCATGCCTGATTTCCTGAAGGGCGCAGAGATCGGCGGTCGTCACTCCGGGGTGCTTCAGAGGGTCAATCGCCTCGCGACAAGAACCTCCGAGGGGTGCCCGTGCGCCTGCGATTATTGTTCTGTCCCGAGAATTGAGGGGAAGTTTGTGGAGATGGCGACGTTCCGTCCCGGCCCCGTGGTATGCGACAACAACCTGCTCGCGGCATCCATGCCTCACCTTGAGCGAGTCGCGGAGATGCTTCGCGGATTCGGGTGGGCGGATCTTCAGGGGATCGACTCCGGGTTTGTTACCCCGGAGAAAATAGCGTTGATGGAAACCGCAGGGAGGCCGATCTACCGGATGTCGGTGGATACGGCGCAGGACAAGGCGAAGTGGGAACGGGCGTTTGAAATCATGCGAGGGGAGGGGGTGGCGAAGCACCGAATCAGGACTTACGCCTTGATCGGATTCCGAACAGACCCGGCAGAGGCGTGGGAGCGATGCGAGTGGGTCGAGGCCCACGTCGGGACAATCGTTTCCCCGATGTGGTATCACCCGCCCGATGCGATGGTGCGGGACGAAATCACGAAGGATCAGGAGGAACTCGGATGGTCGAAAAAAGATCAGAAGCGAATCATGGACTATTATTACCAACACAGAGGAAGCGTTCTCAGAGAGAGAGAACCCGAGCCGCCGCCGAGGATCTACTCTCCGCGCTTGAGGCGATAGTCGCGACTCCGGGGGCCGATGAGTACCTGTTCGCGTACGACCTGATCTCCGCCCGCGCAGCCATCGCGAAGGCAAGGGGGACGCGATGAGAACCCGCTCCGAACAGATCGCCCTGCTCTCTCGGGGCCACAAGAAGTTCCTCGTGGGGCTGGAGAAGATCAGGGAAAAGTTCGTTTCCTCCCTGCTGTCCTACGACGAAGTTTGGGAAATGAAGATGGAGGCCGACAAGAACGACGAACGGCCGATCCTGACGGGTATCGAGTTTTGGGATGACCTCGTCGGCCCCCTGCGTCGTGGAAACTTGTACGTCCTCTGCGGATATGCGGGGGTCGGGAAGACAACGCTCTCTGTGCAGATCGCGTGGGCGATTGCCGAAAAGAAACGGAACGTATGGCTGTATTGCCTTGAAATGACTGCCCCTGAAGTTCTGGAGATCCTCGTGGGCCACATCACGAAGAACGCCGAGCCGAGGGAGAAGGAGTACGCACTTGCGAGCGCGCAGGCGGCGGAATCGGGGTTCCGCCTGTTCGACTCCTCGATGCGCTTCAGGAAGTGGGACGAGCACCTTCAGAACATCGTGATCGAAACGAAGAAGAACAACATCGAGTTTCTGGTCATCGACAATTTCCATTACCTGACGCGGGTGGAGAAAAACCCGTTCGAAGTGGAGGGAATAGTATCGCAACGCCTGAAGTCTCTCTCTCAGGAGTTGAACATCCCGATCCTCCTCCTGCACCACTTGAAAAAGCCCGAGGGGGTGGTGAATCAACTGGAACCCGAGCCGACCGTCCATGCGATGCGCGGCGCGACCGCCCTCCTCAACGATGCGTCAACCGTGCTGATCCTGCATCATCCCCTCGCGAAATCATCCACGCCCGACTATGAGGGCGCGAGGCAGTCAGTCGGCAAACTGACGAACGCGAAGGCGCGGTGGGGGCGAGGCGGCGCGGCCTACGTTCGCCTGTTCGGATCGGAGCGGACATATTATCCGGCGACCATGACCGAGTATCTTCCGAAGCGGGCGGCGAAGGGCGCGGCATCATTCAGTTCAAGGGAGGAATCATGACGCAGCAGTATGATCTGTTCCCGAAGAAGAAGGAGTGGTGGGAAAAGCACGAAGTTGTTGTTCCACCTGCCGGCGATGCCCCTCCTCGGGTCGCCACCATTTCGCTTTCCCCGGTAGAGCAAGAACGCGCTCGGGTCATCGGAGAACGCAGGGTGAGGGAAGCAGAGGCGAGAGGATACCTCGACAAGAACTGCGGGATGTCCTACGAGGAAACCGTTGCCGGTCATATTGTCGGCGCGATGGGAGAACTCGCTTGTGCGAAGGCGTTGGGGGTGGAGTGGGAAGAATCGGTAAACACGTTCAAGGGGATCGCGGACGTTGCTGGAAGCGTAGAGGTACGCACCAGAACGAAGGAAAGATACGAGTTGATAGTCCGACCGGACGATTCGGACGACCGACATTATGTCCACGTTTTTGCGTTGCCAGAAAGCACCGGAGGGAGCAGAGAGTTTGTTATTCGCGGGTTCATATCTGGAAGGGACGCGAAAAGGGTAGAGTGGTTGCGGCGGCATGGAGGATACAGGGAAGCGTACTTCGTGCCGAACAGCGCATTGACCCCGATCTCGGTCATCAAAAAAATACTGTTTACTTGACATCCGGCTTCACTCCCCGGTATAACGATGGGCATGGCGCGAAAAAAGCAGGTGGCGAGAACCCTGTCCGAGCACAAGCGCGAGAAGAAGGAACTCGACCGTCTATGGTCGCGGATCGTCCTTGAGCGCGACAGGCGAATATGCCAATCGTGCGGTCGTCCCGGCAATAATCCGCACCACATCTTCTCCCGCAAGCACTCCTCGACCCGCCACGATCCCGACAACGGGATCACTCTCTGTTGGGCCTGCCACATGCACAAGGCGCACTCCGACCCCGAGGCGTTCCGCGACTTCATCATCGGGAAGTTGGGGCAGGAGAAGTTCGACCGGATAAAGCGGCGCGCCTATGAGGTCACAAAGGTAGACCATGCCTTGACGTTCATCGCCCTGACCAACGGGACAATCTTCGACAAGAAGGTGGCGGGATGAAAGTAGACGACCTGAAGCCCGCACCGTATAACCCGCGCAAGATCAGCGATCCCCGGATGAAGATGCTCGACAAGTCGATGCGCGAGTTCGGCGATCTCTCGGGGGTGGTCTTCAACGTGCGATCGGAAGGACTGATCGGCGGGCATCAGAGGGTAAGGAACTTCGATCCGTCGTGGCCCGTGGTCAAGGAGCCGGTGCAGGACGAGGTTGGAACCGTCGCGCTCGGATATGTCGATACCCCTTACGGAAGGTGGACGTATCGCGAGGTGGACTGGGACGAAAAGAAGGAGATCGCCGCGAACATCGCCGCGAACAAGCACGGAGGAGAGTTCGACTTCCCGAAGTTGAAAGACCTCCTCGTGGAGATTGATACCGGCGACCTCGACATGGAACTCGTCGGGTTCGATCAACCCGAACTGAACGACATCTTCGGATTCGTCAAGGAGGATTCGTGGAAAGAAGCGATGGACAAACTCCCCGATGGGGAGCGTCCGCCCTTCCGCGACATGACCTTCACCCTGCACGAAGATCAGCACGCGGAGGTGGAAAAGGCGATGGCGTTGGCGAAGTCGCTCGGCCCCTTCGTGGATTCTCCGAACGAAAATAGCAACGGAAACGCGCTCGCGAGGATCTGTGAAACCTTCCTGACCGTTGCGGCGAAACCCTGATGTCGGCGAAGGACATATTCCTGCGCCCGATCACCGCGTCCGAGGGGAACGAGTGCATCAAGCGCATCCACTACTCGCACTCGTATTGCCGGAACTCGCAGGTGCACATCGGGGTTTTCTATCAGGGAGTGCTTGAGGGCGCGCTCCAGTTCGGCCCCTCGCTCGACCGCAGGAAGATCCTCGGCCTTGTGACCGGCACAAAGTGGAACGAAGTCCTTGAACTGAACCGCCTCGCCTTCTCCGACAACCTTCCGCGCAATTCCGAGTCGCGGGCGATAAGTATTTCCCTGAAGATGCTGAAGAAGCACGCGCCGCAGTTGAAATGGATCTTGTCGTTCGCGGACGGGACTCAATGCGGCGACGGGACGATCTACCGCGCCTCGGGATTCGTCCTGACCGGCATCAAGAAAAACACCACGATATGGGAGATGGACGGAGAGAAGTTCACGAACCTTTCGTATCGCTTGGGCGCGGGAGTGGCGCAGAGAGTGAACCGCGCGACCGGAAAGTCAAGTGAAGTGAAAACTGGCGCGTCTACCATGCGGCACGTCACGGCGGCAGGCGGGAAGCCGATGCCGGGGTTTCAACTGCGGTATATCTACTTCCTCGATCCTGCGTATCGTGCGAGGTTGTCCGTTCCAGAGATACCGTTCTCTGCGATCGCAGAGGCGGGCGCGAAGATGTACAAGGGCAAGCGCGGAGGAAGCATTGATAGTGATGCGACCGGCCCCCAGTCGGTAGAAGGCGGCGCAAGTCCGACCCCTCCGCTCCAAACAGAAACGTGAGGTGTATCGTTC